CTTGCTGTTTTTTGATTTAGGTGTAATGTGAAACATTTTGTCTACCTCTTCATGTTGCGTAAGTTACGTTTAAACAACAGTTTCTCCATACGTTGATGGTTTTCTTCAGCCGTATTTCTACTGTCAAACGAATGTTTGAATGTTTCCCATTCGATTGGCGTCAGGTTATTGGCCTCACACTTTTCAATGTGATGTTTGAAGTCTTTCATGCGGCGTTTCGCCCATTCTTCCGTTTGCATTTTATCTCTCCAATTTTCTGGGACATCCCAGATTTTACATCATGTCTTCCGTCATCCATGCAGCGAACGCCACCATACCCAACACGCTAGCAGATGTCAACCCTATCTGAGGTA